CAAAAATTACCAAGTGCATTTGATAGAATTAATGTTAGACGTTTATTCTTATATCTTGAAAAAGCGACAAAGAGTACAGTTAGAAACTTTATATTTGAACCAAATACATTATTAACTAGAACAAGAGTTGTTAATACGTTGACACCAATTTTTGAGAACGTTAAAAATACAGAAGGAGTATATGATTATCTAATTATTTGTGATGAAAGAAATAACACTCCGGATGTAATCGACGCAAATGAATTGAGAATTGATATTTACTTAAAGCCAACAAGAGCAGCAGAGTTTATATTAGTTAACTTCTACGCAACCAAAACAGGTACAGATTTCAACGAATTAGTTTAATAACGAAGTCATTTAATTAAATAATTACATGGCGGATACAAAAGTATCAGATTTAAACTCGATTACTGTTGCAGGTAATAATGATATATTATATATTGTTAACCCGACTGCAGGTACATCTAATAAAATAACATATGCAAACTTATTTAATAGTGTTAATACTAGCATTACCACTTTAACTAATACAGTAGATTTATTTACAGCAGAAGTTGTTGAATTATCTGGTAGATTCATTGATACAAATATTAACTTATCACCTCTAGAAACAGAAGTTGCGGTGGTGAGTGCGAATGTCTTCGGTCTATCAGGTGAATTAGATGAATTATCTGATGATCTAGAAGCTACAATAGGTGTAGGTTTATCTCAAGACGTAACAATAAGTGGTACAACATTAACATTTTTAAGCGGGGTATTAACGCAAGTAACATAATAGCATCATGGCAAATAGAAAATTAACTGAACTACCTTTATTAACTTCAATACCAATTGCAAGTACTGATTTTTTCTATCTTGTAGACAGGACTGATGATGTATCAAAAGCAATTACTTATGATGCTTTAGCTGGTAATGGTCTTATCACATTATCAGCTTACGCTGTATATGAAAAAGCTCGTAATGATTTACAAGATATTGATTTATCAAATCACAATGTGCGCATTAATAATAACGTAAATTCTATTAATGCCGTTGAGGGTGATGTAAATGTACTTCAATCGGACATGGCTGATGTTTCTGGTGACTTGACCGCATTATCCGGTACTAACGATTTACTTAGTAATACTATAACTGAGTTGTTAATATTGAGTGCAAATCTGTTTGCTCTAGAAGGTGATCTAGATGAAATATTTGACGAGTTTGAATTGACTGTACCAACTCTAACCGCTGATGTTAATTTCTTAAGTGCGGCAATTGATTCCGCGGCTACCGGTGATAATGCAGATATTAATTTCTTAAGTGGGGCAATTGTTGCTAATGATAATTTCTTAAGCGCAGCAATTGTTGCTAATCATAATTTCTTAAGTGCAGCTGATAATTTCTTAAGTGCAGCAATAGATATAAACTCGACCTATGTAAATCAAGTTTCAGTTGTACCTACTGCAGAAACGCCTGCGCAAACACATACGGTACCAATTAACATTGGAGGTACAATATATAAAATATTATTAGCAACTTAATTAAAGTTGGTATAGATGAATAAATATTAATAACCATGGCACAGACAAGACAAACAATACAAAATTTTTATACGCAAGCTCAAACAAGAGACTTTGCTAGAAAAAATCTATTCAGAGTTTTAAATATAAACTTCGGCGGAGGTATAGATATTAATTTTAATGAAGACGATTTAGTTTATGCTAAAACAGCAAGCCTACCCGGTAAGGAAATTACTTCACAAGCAGTACCATATATGGGGTTAGATTTTAATATACCCGGTGTAACAAAATATACAAACAGCGCTGGTTATGCATTGTCATTTAGATGTGATGAAAGTTATGATCTTAGAACTAAATTTTTAGATGTTTTAAATGAAACATTCGATGATGCTGATAGTACTGGTAGTTACTTTATGCCTTCTGCTGATAGCGTTATTGACTTGGCCTTATTAGATAAACAATTAGATAGAGTGGCTCAATTTCAATTAGTTGGAGTTGCCCTAAAAAGTGTCGGTGAATTACAGTATGATGTAACCGGTGATAGTACAGTTCAAGATTTTGATGTTAACATAACTTACCACTACTTTAGACAAACTGCTTAAATTTTATTTTGATTATTAAAAAAGGCTCTCTGTGAGAGCCTTTTTTTTGTATAAATATATTTAAATGCCTACTAAAATATTAAATTCAGTTAACAATGCTTTAAGAGGTGTTGCCAACCCGGTTAATAACGTATTGGGTGGAACAATAGCTCAACCTAGTATATCTGTTGCGGGTACAAGTTTACCGTTAACTCCATTGATTAGCTTTAGAGATACATTTTTAGAAAGTATGAGTCAATGGTCAAATGCTATACCGAAACAAACTCAATTTATAGTTTTATTCGACAATTTACCTCCAGGTTTGAATACATCCATACTTCAAACGCTTGAACCAAATGTTTTTTCTACAGGTTTCGATATAAGCGTTCCGAAAACTATACTTAACTCTCTTAAAAATCAAAGTTTAATAGGATGTATATTTGTTAACGCTTTTAATATAGGTTCTGAGAATTTAGGGGCAACTGCAGCTAAAATAAACAATAACAGAGGTTTCATACAAGGAACCGTTTTAACAGATAGAAGTGCTTTCGCTGATAATAAAATTATGATTAGCTTTAGAGAAACCAATACATCATTTGTTGATTTAATAATGAGACCATGGTTGATACTTGCTAGTCATTATGGTTATGTAGCCAGGAATCCGAATGATGAAAAAGAGGTATTGAAAAATCCGAAAGTTAATATGACTATAGTCCAATATAGCCCAAGTAAGGCTGGTTTATCACAAATACCGAGAAAAACTTGGCGGTTTTTTAATTGTGTCCCAGTAACTGTAGATACCCGTTCTAATGGTTATGGTACAGAAAAAGTTGATAATTATTCAGTAAATTTTATTTACGATAAATATGAAGTTCAAAGTAATTTATACCTTTCAGTTGAGCAATTAATTAAAAGTATTAACCCCTTTTCTTTTTAAAAAATGGCAGATGATATAACAGATATGCTCAAAGAAGTTGGTATTTTAACTAAACTAGTTAAAAGTCTTAAAACGTCTAATGAAACCCTAAAAAATGTAAAAGGTAGTGATGGTAAAAATGTAAAACCTGCTGAAAAAAAGAATACATTAGACAAAGAATTTAAAAAACGAGATGAAGGTATAGTAGTAAAAGGATTTTCTAATGCAGCTATAGATCAATTAAAATTAATTGCACCAGCAGCTGGGGGAGGCAATATACAGTCTGCACCGACTAAAAAGAGCGGTGGTTTAATGGATGGTATTTTGGCTGTTGTAGGTGTTGGTTTAGGGGTAGCTGGTTTATTAGGTGCCATGGCTGGGGTAGATGCTCTCGCTAGTGCGATAGGTACTGGTGATAGTTTAAAATCTTTAATGACAAATCTTGCAGAAGGATTAGGAGCTTTTTCTGGTCCGAGTATGGTAGCATTAGGAGCATTATTAGGAGCTGGTGCAATTTTTGGTGTAGTTGGTGGTATGGGTACATCATTTAAAGTTGCTGTAGGTATGACTGCAATTGGTGCAGGTTTAGGAGGTTTCTTTGCAGGTCTGGCTCTAGCTGATGCGGGTGCGGGGTTTTTAAACTCTGATGGATCTACTATAAAAGCTTTAATGGTTAACCTTGCAGAAGGTCTTGGAGCTTTTGATGGACCAGGTATGGTAGCATTAGGTACTTTATTAGGAGCCGGGGCTATTTTCGGTGCTGTAAGTCCTGCTATCGCAGGTCAAGCTGCTTTAGGTATGACTGCTATCGGAGCCGGTTTAGGTGGGTTCTTTGCAGGTATGGCTTTAGCAGATAAAGGATCATCAATGTTAAACTCTGATGGTTCGACGACAAAAGCCCTGATGGTTAATCTTGCAGAAGGTCTTGGAGCTTTTTCAGGTCCAAGCATGGTAGCATTAGGAGCATTATTAGGAGCTGGTGCTTTATTCGGAGCAGTAGGTGGACCGGCAGTTGCGGGTATGGCAGCATTAGGTATGTCTGCAATTGGTCTCGGTCTTGGTGGTTTCTTTGCAGGTTTAGCAGTTGCTGATAAGGGTATAAGTTTAATGATGGGTGATGGTCAACCAGGAGAATCTATAAAGTTTCTAATGGTAAATATGGGTGAAGGTTTAGGAGGATTATTTGGTGGTATAAAAGATGTTACAATGGGAGATATAACTAAACTACCACTAGCAGCTTATGCCGCTGCAGCTTCAATGGTAGCCATAGCTGGTGGTAATGGTATTGCAGCTATTTTAGGTGGTTTAACAAAAGTAGTAAATTTCTTTTCTGGAGGTACTAACCCAATGGATTTCGTAATAGATATTGGTGAGAGAGCTGATGAAGTGGAAGCTGGGGCAACTGCAATCAATAATGTAGCTGAAGCATTAAAAAAATTATCAGGTTTTGACGTAACTATAAAATCTAACTTTGAAGATTTTGCCGATGATTTAAAAAAATCAGTACCAATTATTGAAGCAGCAATTAACGGTGAAAAAGGAGGTTT